AAAAAAAAGAAAGAAGTGTACATTAGTACAGCTTCTTAATAAAGTTTTTGGCGCTAGAAGTGAAGAGTCCATCTTCGGCTTCATAGTCACGGATGATTAAAATACCAGCAATACTAGCTACAGCACCGCCGATAGTAGTGATCAGAGCAGCCTTCACTTGGGGTTCAAGTTTCTTTTCTTTACCTTGCATATGGCGGACTTTAATATCCGTCAATGTTTTGGTAAGAAAATCAATATCGTCCAAGATTTTGACTTCTGCCTCACTACCCGTTGGTACTTCAGCCAGTTGGGTATTCAGTTCATCGAGTTTAGCCTCGATAGTTTCTTCAATTTTAGCAACGTGTTTTTTCTTAAAAAGTTTCATAACGTTTCCTTCCTTTCTATATAGACAGTTGTAAAAAATTAAAAGAGTATTGTATTAATACTCTTTCTTCAATTTGGTTAGAACGTATCTTGTAACCTCAAGACGTTCGTTGTGTTTCGCAGCATCTTGTTCGACATAGCCGTTTTTCACAAGCCTATCAATATAAGCTTCCTCCATAACAGCGTATGCAGCAAGACAACGAAAACCAACAAATCTTAAAAATTTACGCATAACGTTTACCTCTCTTTCTATTAGGAGAGTTGTAAATATTTATTCTTTCTCCTCCGCTCCACCGTCGGGCAAGTCCCTTGGATCCCAGTATATTACCAAACCAATGCGAGGAGGGATGTGACCAAAACCCAATCCAAAATGAGGACGAACGGTATATCCAAGGTCTTCAAGTTTAAACTGAATTTCATCAAGAATAAACTGCAGCGAGTCTTTCCATTCTTCATCTGGAACATCGACATCGGGTCTAATTGATTTTGCTAAAAGTCGAATACTGGTCGATCCGAGTTCAAGATTCTCTAACCTATCGTTTAGCTTTTCATATACCTTAGTTAAGTCGATACCAGACCTTACGGCGCTACGTTTATCCGCGATCATCTGTCTAATTTCCGCTGCTGTTTTGAGTTTTGTCATTTCCTTCGTCCTCCGTTTTTCCTAAAGCGAGTTTGAGATTTTCGTATTTTTCCTTCAAATCGAGATATTCATCATAGTAATAAGTGGCGACATCATCTCGAAACTCCCATCGCTTCTTATACATATCGCGTTCCTCAGTTAGAGCCTTAACCTCTTTCTGATGTTTTTCTTCCAGCTCATTTATCTTTGTGCTTGTATTAATCTCGATTAGAGTAATACAGATTGTCACAAAAATAAGAGCCGAGACAATAACCGTCGTTAGTTCTTTCCATCTGGTTGACATATATAATCCTTCCTTAAAAAAAAATAGGAGACCTTTGTAGTCTCCGTTAGAAAAATAGGTCTAAAATCCATAGACCCAATAGAAATTGCCACCAAGTCATATCCTTAGTTTCTTCATTCTTCTTGTTCATGTTATTTACCTCTCTTTCTATATAGATAGTTGTAAAATCTTTTTCAAAAAAAAAAGAAATGAGCGCATTAAACGCTCACCTTGATCCATGTAGTGTCTTCGTCGCTGTATAGTTCAGTACGATAACCAGCCTCTAATAATGCTCCATATACAAGATCTAAATTACTAGCCAATGCTCGGAAATCAATTCCATTAATACCAAAGTTCACGATTGTAATATTCGTGATTTCAATATCAACTTCACCTTCCAAGTATTTGTCTGCAATATAGTCATGGATACGTTCCACGATTGCGTTCAGGTTATCGCGAACTGTGTTGCGATCTTCCAATTTTAACATAGACAATTTGTTCATAATAAATTACCTCATTTCTTTATTCTATATAGAGATATGTAAAAAATTGAAAAAAAAGAAAACCGAAGTTTTCATTTTAGCGTCCAAATAACGCCAAGATAAATCCTCCGATTACTCTTAGAATAGCTAAGACTCCATAAAATAGAATCCATAGTACTAGCAACACTGAAATAAATACTGCCATTTTTATTCTCCTTTTTATATTCATAGTATTCTATATAGTGAGTGGTAAAATTTTTAAAAAGAAAAAAGAAAGGGTTGTAATAACCCTTAATTATAAATACAATACAACAACCTAAAGTATTTCCTAAAAATCATAGTCATCAAAGTATCTAATTCCTTAATAGCCTGTCGTTCTTTAAACCCTTTAAAGATACCGTCTGCTTTTCTCCATTTATCAACAACAATAGTAAGTCTACATAACAAGACCTCAAACTCTCGTTCTAAGTTCATATCATGTACAAAATCACCATCCTTCCAATATCTGAATAGTTCAAGACAGCTATCTTTAAAAAGTAAAGCATAAACGATCTTCTGGAATTCTCCTTTACTACAACCATAATCGAAATAATACTCTATAATATTGTTCGTTACTTTAGTAATTTCCATAGTTATTTACCTCTCTTTCTATATAGAGGGCTGTAAAAAATAAAAAAAAAATGAGCGTTGTAGATTTTACTCACACAACGCCCTTAATATCATTCACGAAGTTTCTCAACATACCACTCACCAGTAATATCTCCTAGAGCCATCCAGCCTTCAACATCATTGTGTCGGACTTTAGCCCAATGCCAGTCACACCTTGTGGTTAGGTCAAGTACTTCATATTTCTTGTCAATCTCGCAAATACCAATAGACTCAGCTACTCGAGTCGGTTCACGGCGAATATGGATAGACATACGAGGAACCACGAACTTAGGCTCCCAGTAAATATCCTCATACTCTTTAATCTTCTTCTTAAGTGTCTCTAGAGCTTGACGCATACCGCCTGCCCCAGTCCAAGGTTGTAACACACCGAATATCCGAATGAATACAGGCACCGCTACGTTCCAATCATAATGCTTAAGATCTCTTCCGTGGGTTTCTTTAAAGATCTGCTTCAAGTATTTAAGATCTTCGGGGTGACCGATATAAGCAACTTCATTCTCATCACCATTATAGTAATAGATCTTGTCCTTATGCCAGCCTTGAAGGTAATCAAGTTTAGGGTCGCCACCCTCAATCCTAAATGTAAAATGGATAGCCATTAAATAGCATTCTCCAATTGCTTGATAATCTTGTCAAGAGTAGCCTTGATGTTGTTATCAGATGTTGTTGGTCTAAGTGCTCCAAAGATACGGATATAAACAGGAACTACATTATTCCACTGATAGTCCTTCAAGTCTCTGCCCGTAGTATCCTTGTAGATAGACCTTAGATATTTCAATTCTTCGGTGTTATGAATTGGTTGAACCTCATTTACAGCACCATTGTAATAATACACGGTACCTGCATCCCAATTCGGGTCACCCTTAATATTAAATGTAAAGTCCATTGTCTCTCCGTTCGGTTGAGGGGCTTCAGGAGCTGGGCCACCGGCACCAACATCGCCATCAATACCATCAGAATAAGGAGGATATGTGAAACCGATAATAGTCTCAGCACCACCGCCTAATGTCCTGGTACGATAACGTGCAGGGCCACCACCTAGTCCGCCATCTACGTTCTGCTCAATAGTTTGGAATCGTCCTGCGCCATCCGGGTTGGATATAACAAGTCCTGTATGTCCATAACCATGATAGGATACTCGCATACAGAATATAGCACCGGCACGAGGGGCGGTAGCACCAGTTGTAAGCCAACCATTCCCTCTACCAGCGTTAAGCATATCTATACCGTTGCCACGCATCGACCGCCCAAAGAATTTCTGGGCAATCATGTTAGGTAAGTCAACGCATTGAGCACCAAAGGCACCGTCTGCATCAACCCCAATTCCTCTATCGGCAATACTTCTAGCCCAGTTAATTACTTCAGCTTTGGTCGCCATTATAGTCTCCGTTGTATAGAATTCCTTCTCGGTCAGACATTATAACTTTTGAAGCAAGTTTCGCATCGAGTTCCTTAATATAGGTGTTGCCTCGAAGCTTCTGATAATCAGCGATAATATGTCGGGTCATAATATATTTTTCGTCATAAGTAAATTCCGTAGAATTGTATATAGCGAGATATTCCGAACGTAACATAGATCGCTTAATCGAATTCAATTTATCATTTTGCTCATTAGCATAACGTTGCTGACGTGCGACATCTTCTTCCTTTTCTTTTTTGACCTTCTCAATATACATATTAACACTCCTAGTTAGTAAACTGATAAGGGCAATAATAAAAAGAGAAAGGCCTGTTAAGACCTTCTCATCCATCAATAATCTCTGCATTATCTATGTACGCTTCCTAAGTGTATGGTTTATTCTTTTTCCTTTGGTGTGTCGTAACCCAAAGCTTGAGGTGAGTCACCGATACCTTTAGTAGTAGGGTCAGTTACAACACCAAGAATAACCAAGATAAGCACGAAAGTATTCACACCGTCTTTGATGTTAGTAGGGATAGTCAGCCCGAATTGTTGAAGCATCAAGAATACTGCTGAGATAAGAGCAATAAGAGTAGCGCGGTTTTGAAGACGAAGTTTAAGATTAAGTTTCATAAGATAAATACCTCTTTTTTCTTTATTTTGAATTTTTAGTGATTAGCGCGAGGGTTAGGCCAAGGCCATGCTACCCCAACACCATTTTGTTCATTCTTACCGTTCTTATAGAAGGTCTTAATAGTATCTGCTTCAGTGTATGTGTATTCACGAATGAATTGCACCAATACACGTTGACCAGTACCAAATGAATTGTTGATTTCAGAGTCAATAAGAGCAACGACATCGTTAGCCTTATATGTCTTACCAACAACAGCGTCTGGTACAAGCTTAAGCAGGGCACCGTAAAGTGTAGGGTCGATTGGGTCATCGCCAGTGTAGTCCTTAGTGACAGCGTAAATAGTGAACACGTCAATAAGAGCTTGCAAGCGGTCGACCTTCTCGTCAGTCTCTTTGATTTTACGGTCTGTAAAGTTCTCAGAGAATAAGATAGCCAGCGCGTCATCAAACAATTCATCATTAGACTTGTCGATTGATGTTGGTGGCAAGTTAATTGGATGGAAAGCACCTTCAGCATTTCCTAAAACAACACGAGTTGCTAAGGGTTTATTGTCGGCACTATATGTGAGTGATTTTGATTGAAATTCTAACTTCATTCTATCTCCTTATTTGAGCATTAGCTCCGCCAGTTGCAGGTGCTGTGGACTCTGCAATCCAGCTAGCATGACCACGGTATACACGGTTTCCACCTGAAGTAGACTCCGTATGAGCGATAGTCCCATCAGCGTTAAACGACCATAGAGCCGGTGTGATTATAGTAGAACCCGCGTTACGATAGAGTACAACTTGAGTGTTGACCATAGGTTTAAAGCCATTTGGTATACGTTCTCCAAGCTTCGCGTTCTCCACATTCACGTTAGGGTTGGCGATAGCTGCGATATCAACTGTAACAATACGACCTCGCTTCTGGAAAGTAGCCTTAAGACCCCATCCGATTGGAACATTTTCCAAGTAATAAACCGGGGTATCTTCGCCTTCATAAGATTTCCAAGGTTGCCAGATATTTCCTACCTTAACCCGATATCCTGTCCAGTTTCCATTATACCCATACGCTTCTTGGAAGACATAGCTGGATAAGTTATGGGAAATGACCCGGATATAGAACCATTCGTCTTTTGCTGGAATATTGGTAGGTCTAAGACAACGATAGAAGCCGGTTGCTAAAAGGTTATTCACATCGTAACGCTCAGCCAATACAATCGCTTGACCACTATCTTCAGTTAATGCATGTGTCGATAACTTCTTGTTATTCACATACACATCACCGGCAATATCCAAAGCGCCGCGTTCCCTAACCTTATTGATGCCGATACCAAATGGGTCATCAGTCCTATGTACCTTGATTGTACCAACAACTAGGCTCTGGTCAGCCTTATTTCCAAAGGCGTCCTCATAAGCGACATAAACGGAAAATGAGTTACCGGTAGAATAATCAGCCGATAAGTCGAGTACTCTATCTGAATCATGTATCCCGAATAGACTTACAAGGTTACCAGAGGTATCATTGACCGTAGTATTGGTCGTCGTATTCTTTACTGTAACGGTACGTCTACCAGCATTGACGTTTCGGTTCTGGTCGTCAAATAAGGCGAATGTTCGTCCGTTGAGGTAAAGCCTTAACTTCTTCTCATCATCATTACGGCGGTCAACACGAGCACTACAAACTGGAGGAGAGTAGTTGTCGATTTGAATAACCTTCTCAAAGGCTGCTGATGTCAAACCACGAGAGTCTCGGATTGTGACATTTAGAATATGTTTACCGCTTGTATTAATGTTGTTGAGAATAACGTTTTTACCCACAACCTCTCTTAGAACCTTAGCGTCCTGCATAAGTCGAACCGTCATACCATCGTCAGGTATAGTCGCACCGTACTTTGTTTCGAAGTTGCCAAGAGATACCTGTATCTCAGATAAAATACGAACATATTTTAAGTTTTTAAGAAGCTCTTTACACTTAGCGTGTTGTTCTTCCGTATTAATACCCTTGATAATAGGCTTTTCAGTATCTGGTATACGTAGTCTAATTTGTGATGCAGACCGACCGGTTTCGATAGTTGTCCCATTACGGTATGTGATTAGCGTAAGCGTCCCAACGCCCTCATTAGATTGAGGGAACTTAGATGCCAGATCCAATGGAGGTGTCCATGTCGCAGTATCTCTCATCGGGTCGATTATCTTTGTATCGACGTCACCGAAACGCAACCATACAGTGTTGTACATCTGATCTGATTTACGTCTTGCAGTGAAAGTAATCGGCTGTCCGAGAACACCTTGATAGTCACCCATAGGGTCTGAAGCACGAGGGATATCCGTTAAAGCAAACTGTCTATTACCAACAACCAATTCGCCAGTAAAGGCAAAGGCTGTGCTGTAGGCATTAACAAAAGCATCAACGTTTGCTACCTGTTTACCATCGGCACCATGCGGATAGTTGAAATCCCAAGTACCAAGATATACCTCTGAGTTAAACCCAGGCCCACTAATTTGAACGGTCTTATTTTGCTTCTGCCCACCGCAACGAGCCTCTACAAACATAGGGCCGTAGAACGACTGAGTTCCTACTTTAAGCCATAAGTCTATACGAACGGTAGACGAGTTGGCGGCTTGATTGACACCGATCTCATACGCGTTCATTCTAAGGGAGTAACCATTATTTACCCCCGAAGTCCAAGTTGCCATCTATATTATCCTACCCTTCTATATATTTTGTAATATTCCGTGTAGGATCAGATGGATCCTGGAATGTAATAAAGCGACCGATTTGAAGACTTAAGGTGAACGCACCTGAGTCAATATTAAGGCGTCCTTGAGCGATTGATGCAATCTCTTTACCAGCGGACATAAATGAAATACGGTTAGGTGTAAATACCAACCGCTCACTATTATCCTGCTTACCGATAGAGAGGCCTTCCTCACTCTCAACTACTTGAGTTGTGATGAATTCACGAATATATGCGTACTCACCAAACTGCTTAGATACCTCAGATCTTAAACGAGCAGACATTACACGCAAAGACTCCTCAGCCGCTTTTCTACCAGCCTCATCTGTATCACGAATACGCTTAATTAAGTCCGCCCAGTCTGTAGATACCTTTCTCATGATATCGTCATTCAAAGCCTTTAGCGCTTCGTCCTGAGCTTCTTTAAGTAGACGTTGCTGCTCTAATACAGAGTCTGAGTTAGCCTTACGTCCCAGTTCGATAGTAGTCTCAATAGGACTTGGTTCATACGGTGTAGCATGTTCGCCTTCTTCAAGCTTAAATCCACACACCTGAACCTCAAATAACTCAGTATTAGTCGCAAGTACTGTAAAGTAAATACGAGCGGCCTTCGGGTCGTTATCACCCATCTTAGTGGGGTCGAATTCGAAGGTCTTGGACAACTGCACCCATTCGTTAGATACAATATAATCTGTTAAGAAATCTCCGAATATAGACCAGCCCTTAAGCATTGGGTAAATATACATCTTAGCAGTTGACGCACCGCTAATCTTCCTCACATAGCAAGAAATGGTGTACTTAGTTCCGGCCTTGAGTTCTACGCCTTTGTAGTCCCCGCCATACCAGCACACACCAATATTCTTACCCGAGGAACCGGCTTTGTTTTTAAACCGGACACCAGTAGAAACAGAAGAAACTGGCGGGTCTTGGATTTGAGTATATCCGAATTCAAATAACGCATGATTTTCTGAATGCGAATAATATCGGTCTTGATTTGCATAATTCTTAGATACAGACATAGCGTTTGTGTCTAAGAGCAAGTTTTCACCGACTTGGCCATCACGCCCTGGTTTCCCATCTTCTACGTCGGTGATCGTGATCTGACCACTAGATACAACAACCATTTGTTTCCTTTCTATTTTGTCTCAATGGCTACAGAAAATGTAGCACGGTTTAAAACATCAGCGTTAGTTAGATTAAAGCCTTTCATTCTAGCCTGAGGTTTCTTAGCCCATTCTTCATCGGCCACTCCGTTAGCTAAAATCTTAGTCCACTTGTAAGTAAATCCTTCTCCCTCAGTATCAATCTCCTCATCATTACGATATAATTTAGCCGTAATACGAGTATCAATAATACCGTTCTTAAACGTATCACCATTACTAGAATGAACGACCGTTAAGATTGGAGAAATACCGTCACTTACAGTTGAGAATGTGATATCCTGGAATTCAACCACTTCGCCCCGAACCAGAGCTTGAACTGTAATAAGAGCACGACCACTAGTCCCGATATTGGCCTTGGATACAGTGAATTTATCACCTCTACCAGCTACTTGGTTGTCTATATAGTACACATATTCAGCCTCAGTAAACTCGCTAGAGCCCTTGTATAAGGTAGGAATAACGTCACAAGTATCGGAGACTTCACGGAACATGGTAGGGCCTGTCACTTTTACATTCATTTTGAAAGGTTGCGCATCGGCCACCATCTGCGCCATCGCCTTGCTAAGAACCGAACTATTGCTAGGTCTAGTAGCGATAACATTAGATAGTGTAATCTTAGTTTTGGTCTGGTCTGTTGAACAACGTACCATCTCAGTGACACGAGCTCTAATCAGAAGGCCTCCAGCAAAATGCTCGTCAGTTAAGAAGATAATATCACCAATACGGATATCATTACGTTGTAGAACTACAGCCGAGTTTAACTCAATCTCCCATGTTGTAACAGGGTACATGTAGGTCTTCAACATCTTAACTGCATAAGCCCAGGCCTGCTTGTAGTCCGTGAACTCGGTTTTTACATCACGTACAATCCAGTTATCACAGTTCTCACGTTTGTTTAGTGAGGGGTATAACCTAGCCGATATAGGGGCGTAAATAGTTGTAGCATTACGAGTACAGTAGATCTCATTATGTACACCATCAGCCGCCTTAACCTCTCTAGCCTTGGGTTGTTTGATGTAGTTACCGTCTTTGTCACGAATACGGATAGCAGAGAAGAGGTTGGTTTTATCCTCTTTCTTCACTACCGATACAATATCCCGACCCATCTCAAGACGAATATCAGTACGAACTCGACCTAGACCATCTTCACGGTCATCAGCAAGAGCACGGGACTTGTAGACATTAAGTTCATACTTATCGATTTGTCCACCTTGATTGAGATAGATACGGATATCCATCTCACAGTCAAACGCTTCAACGAGCTTGATAATACGGGCTAGACAAGTGTCGTCATCAGACTCAAACTTAAGAGTAAGCTTGGTGTCACGAACGTCGCAACGGCCCAAGTCGATCTTAGTAAACCTGAATAGACCCATAATATCAGCGTATTCTAAAAACGTATGCGCTTCTTTTGCCTCGTATGCTCGAACCTTCTCATTCAGAAGCTCAAGATTTGCTGAGTTACACTCGAACTCAATAGTAGTATTAGTTTCTTTACGGTTTATAACACTGAATACATAATCTCGCCCATCGTCTTGGAATGAGATATAGCAATCAGAGGTCATCTGCTCAACTCTAGGGTTAAGTTTACCGTTCAGATACTTATCAACCTTAAAGTTAAAGGTTGAGGACCCCTTACCACAGTATTCATGGAACTCTTCATCGTAATACTTAAGAGAACCAGGTACATCATTGTTTATATGATCGATGATATTCATAGCATTGTCATGAATAGTCAACTGCCATGCAGGTTTTGCAATCATTTTGAAGTTTTGGCCCTCCTTTCTTACAACCAGGTTTCATCCCATTCTATAGTAACATCAGGTGCTTGTTCGCAGAAGTCGGATGAATGAATTTCTAGCTTAGACTCGCCTGGAGGGATTGAAAAATAGCGCGAACCGTTAATAAGGTCGCCAGCGGCAGATACACCAACTTTAGATGATGATGGATTAGCTACAAACGACACCTTACCTTGTTCCATGTCTACTACAACCTCACTACCCTTAGCATATTTGTTAGGGACTAGGTCATAGCGTTCGGCATTATTCTTAACGAATCGAATGGATTGGATACATAGCGTGTCTAGTGACCCTACGCCATCTCTTTCACCTTTATAACGCCCAGCCATAACCCAAATCTTAGTACAAGTTAGGTATTCTTTGGAAGGGTCGTTTAGCGTCTTAGGGATACCGTTATAAGAGAAAGTCAACTTAGGCCCTTCTTTGATAATATAAGTATCGCCAGTACGACTATTAAAAGCTACGTTTGGTCGAGGTTGACCAGGCTCGTTGTTATTTGCGCCGAAGCTGTTCATCTCACGTTGGTACGTCGTACCAGAGTGGATATCGCCTAATGAGAAGGACTGCCATGTGATTTCACCTGTCGTATCCGGCTTCTCGATAGTGTATGCACAAATAACACGGTTGTCATCGGTCATAAACATAAGCGATAGCGCTCCTGATTGACCAAAGGCAGATTCCCAGACTTTCATGTTGAAATCACAACGCCAGTCTTTAGAGCCTTTAACACCAGTCTTGTCGTTAGGGAGGATGTATTCGTAAATACCACAGCCCCAATCGCGACCGACACCCTTACTACCCTGACCATTCCAATGGAGACCAGGAGCAGGATATGATTGTCCACCAAGACCTTTCTCACGCCAACCAAGTTTAAGTCCACCGATTTCAGCATGACTAGCAAAAGGTAGAGGCGAAATGTTCTGGTAGCGGCTTGAGACTTCTGTAAACTTAGCCCATTCCGCTTTATCTTCGGGTTTAATATCAATTAAAGTATGTGATTGGTTGAACTGACCTGAGGCAACCCGAGTACCTGCGACATCAGCTAGACTTGTACCGATTTCCATCATACCATTCTGGTTTACAAGCCCAATCCAACCATTGTCTGAATTGTTATGAACCCTAATCTTAGGGTAAGCCGGAGCAGACCCTGTATTATTTAGAGTTATTTTGACAGTTTTCCCTTCTTTAGTGAGAGTTCCAATGTCGGCGCTTCTTGTTGACTCGTTGAGCACCTTAGTAACTTCCGAATGAAGTAATCCATCTGGTACATCAAACGCAATTGAGACCGTAACTTTACTAGACTTGATATCTTCTGAGAATTTAGTAACCCCAGTAGCTACCGCCATGTAATACTTACCATCTTGGTCATCAAACTGCAACTTCTTAGGTCCATTAGGACAGTCTAGCACTCTAGCCAGCTTAGTTCTAAGGGCTAAGAAATCAACAGGTCCGCCATGTAAAACAGCCTCTACGTTGATAGGATATGTTGCTCTATGGGCTGAGACCCAAGTCTTACCAAAACGACCGACGCCGGCAGAATACGAGTGTTCTAAACCGGCACCAGCATTACGTTCAACTTTAGTTACAGCATCAAAGAGTTTACCGATATCAACTGCTTCGGCACCCTCACCAAAGATTATGGAGAAATAGTTCTCATCTCTCATATCGTTGGTAATACTCCATCTAACATGTTTAGTCGATCGTTATAGGAACGTTGCGCATCAGCCATACCTGGAGCAAGAGCCCGATTAACGAGGTCTTTATCCATAAATACAGGACTGACACGGTCTTGAGCAAGAAGCTCATTACCAACAGTTCCAACTTCTGCAAGAGTCTCAAGCTTACGATCAAGAGCATTAAGACCTTTAACTACTTCATCAATAGAATATCTATTGCTTGCTTGCGCCCTTGTAGCAGGGTTAAGCGCAGAGTAATTTACTCCGCCTGAAAGGTTAAGCGAACCAATACCGCTCCAGTTATATCCATCGAGATTTGTAGTATCGAGGACAGGAGTAATAGTTGGGTTCATATCCATATTCTCATCCAGATATCCGGTCATAGTCTCCATAGAAGACTGAACGAATTCGTTGACCTTATCCATGTTTGAGGAAATAGCTTCCATAGATTTAGTAGAACCTAAACCTCCAGCAAATTCCTTAACAATAGCAAGACCTGAACGGAATACACCACGCCATCCATCACCAGAGAAGACACCCTCTTTGGCTGGAGATTGTGGTTGGTGATGTTTAACCTTGGAGTTAACCTTAGCCATAGCCTCATCAACTGCCTTAAGAGCCGCTTGGGAAGCAAGTCCTCCAGCAAAGGCCTTAGTGATAGCCTCACCGGAGTTAGCCGCAGTACCAGTACCTTTAAGACCGCTTTGTGCAGACTTGTTAACCTCTCCTGCCGCCTTAGACGCTTTACCTTTATTCTCATCAGACTTAAGGTTGTTGGCATAAGACGTTACTGATTTATCAGCAGAGTCCTTACCATCAAACTTCATAGCCTTCTGAGCAGTATCCGCAACTGTCTTAGCTGAGCTTTCAGCGGTAGTCTTACCATTACCGATGGTATTACTATAGTTAGTCATACCAGTACCAGCGAGGTTAATACCAGGCGCAAAGTTACCCAAGGTAGTGTTCAGGTTTTGTTGCGTTGTGGTCGCCTTAGCATTTACATCGCCAGACATCTTGTCCATAGATGCACCAACCTTAGTATTAGCGTCATCAACAGCGGCTGCCGCTTTATCACCCATACCCGCAACAGGCTTCATGTATTCATCCATATTCTCTTGAGAAATACCAGCAAAGTCCCCAGATGCTAGCTTATCAATCATTTCTTGATTAATTTCACCAGTCTTAACTCCAGCCAAAGCTTTAGTTACATCTAATTGACCGCCCATGTGCTCGTTGAGTTTGGTGAATGCGGAAGAAATAAGCCCCGTATCGAAGCCTTGGCCGTCACCGGAAAGACCTTCTTCAACAGCCTTCTTAACTTCACCGCCGCTTTCCTTAGCTTTCTCTTTAGCTGTAAGGACACCGTTGGCATAATCAAACCCTGCTGCTTCAGCGATATACTTGATTTGGTTCTCAGACATACCAAGTTCGGCCATCTTGGACAATAGCTTACCTGCTTCTTGTGCAGAAATTGAACCATTTTGAAGTCCTTTGATGAATTCTTCAGGGCCTTGAATACCAAGTTGCGAACAGTAGATACGGAATGTATCCAAACCATCCTTACCCGATGCGGCGAACCTACGAGCCGCTTCCGCC